CTATCTCCAGGGCGATTGATCGACCACGGAGAAATCTTTTCTTCCTACATACTTCCTCCGAACACCGGGATCTCCATATCCGTCACGAAAGATTACTTCCAACTCATATTTCTCACCATTGCGAAGGCGGCGTGAAGGCCCAAAATAGTGCATCAACAGATACGCATCTTTGATGAGCACTTCATGTCTTTCTCCCGGCTTCAACGTGATGAAGTTCAAGAACTGTCCTCGCTCAATGCAATAATGAGGGTAATATGCTGCTACCTTTTCCTTTTTCTCTTTTGTCAATTTCCAAAAAATCTCTATGGAAATATGCGGACCGTTATCCTTGAGAGGATAGAAGTCATCGAAAAGACGCACGGTCTTTTCGCCCTTGTTCGTGAACACCAGCTTGAAGTCCGGGAAGGCAGCCCTCGCGTCAAATTCGGTTTTTTCCATCACCACGGAGCATTCCACTCCGTTGTCGGCCATGTCCCCCCATGCCGCAGCATGGAGGGACAGGCTTGCCAGAAGTATTAAATACCGGAAGATTTTTTTCATTGCAGCGTGAGCCTGGCCGTTGCCCGGAGAACCCCCAGGAAACAATCCTTACCCTGCTGATTATAGTAGCGCATTTCCAGTTCACAAGAACATTGTTTCCAACCTTCCAGATCGACTTCATCCAGACACACCGGAATCGTGACGCTGTATTCCTGACCGGGTGCAAGCTCCCGGTAGTTCAAGGGTCGCTGGAAGGTCATGGAGCCTATTTCCCTGTTCAGAACGCGCATTTTCCCCTGTTGCGTCCTCAACACCGTCACGAAAAAGAAATCGGACGTTTCGTCGTTGATTTCATCGGGAATGCGGACAGGCTCGTTTCCTTCGTTGCGGAAGCGGACTGTGATTTTGCCTTCCGTGAATTGGGAAGTATCCGCCATGGAGAGGATCAAGGACGCCGGTTCCTCCGCAACAGCCATGCTGCGGGTTTCACCTTCGCTGACCGGAGGCATGAAACAGGGAGGCTCGATCGTTCCAGGTTTCGTGATAAACCTGGGAACATTGTTCCACCCCATCGCGTCGGCCAGACGAATGACATAGGCGGTTGCCTCGTTCAGGACTTCCTGTCCGGCGCAATAGGGTCTGTCATTGGCATCATCTGGCAACGCCAGTACATAGGCTGATGTCTCCGTCCAAAGATCCAATGCCATTTCATTGGCAAGAGCCTGCATGAACTTCACGGCTTTATCCATGTTCGGTTCTTTGTCGCAGGAGATAGTCTGCTTTTCAAGCATTTCCTGTATTTTGGAGTCCTTCCAGTAGAACTTGTAGGCATCCTCCCATTGACGGCGGTGGTGTTCTTCGTGGGCGAGGGAAGCCTGCGGCGTGTGCCATGTGCCCACTCTTCCGCGGGCCTGGTAGCCGTTCATTTCGTTGACCGCTTCGACGGCTTCTTCTTCATTGAGAGGGAGATCAACATAGGGATTCACGTAAATGCCTTCATACATAGTTAGCTTGGCTCCGGCAGAAACGGAAACAACACGACACCTCCATACGTTTTCCGATTCATCTTTGCAAACCGTTACGCAAATCTTAGGTCTCAAGCTACTTACATTGCAGTCACCATTCCCTTCCAAATAGACGGGTTCCGGTTTCTCAAATTCCAGTTCCACTTCCTTGGATGGCTCACAGGTGATAGTGGATTCCTTTTCAATTGTCCACAATTTGATTTTGGGGGACGGCGAGAATTCGCGCTTCATCGTCGAGTTGCCTTCATACTTCCCTTCCGTAATAGGTTTGGTATCCATGGTAACGTTGAATGCAATGGCATTGTTGCTGACGGGGGTGTAGGCGTTGTTGGTCCACGACAGGGCCACCTTGTAATAGCCCGCTTTCAGGTACCTGGAATCGGTTTCAATATTCAGCTTGCCGTTGGGTGGTGTCCCATCCTTTTTTATAGCTTGCTCACCGGCAATCGTCAGGCTGCCTGTGTCGTCGGCTTCCACGCCGAAATAGTACAAGCCGTCACGCTCCACCTTGATGAACATTTCGGGAGCTCCAGTACAGGTGGCATAATCCGAAGGAGTTCCGTCAAAGCCATATATCATTTCATCAACGCCAAGCGTCTTGTTGATAAGAGGCTCATACCCTTGATAGATGCAGACGGGATTAACTGCCTTGTTGATTGGTATATAATTGTTCATTGCTATTGTTGTTATTTACTTTCTGGAAAAACTGAACCATCAGCCTTCCGGCATTTCTGCGGCATTACCTGAACCCATCAATACGTTTAACGCGTAGTCCCCCCTCATTCGGAACGAAGAGGAACGACCTCCCCTCTAATTTTACGTGCTGCCGTGAACTTGCAAAAAAACTCCTGGTGCGTTTTTATATCCTGATTCACGCCATTTTGGAACAAGGTTGCTCCATATAGATCTGACAACAGGCACGGGCGGCATTCCGCCGCACAATCATGATGCCTTAAAAAACAAGCATTCTCCTCCTTCTCTGTCCGTTCCGCCAAAGAAAAAGGCTGTTTCCAGAGAGTCCTTCACTTAAAAACAAAGCATCTTTTCCAAAAACGAGATTGACACCCGCGGTTCTTTTCCCTAGTATCCGCGCACAGCATCAGCGGCGGGGTAGCCAAGTGGTAAGGCGACGGTCTGCAAAATCGTTATTCGCGGGTTCGATTCCCGCTCCCGCCTCCAAGATGTTGTCAAAGCCGGTTCAAGTCGCGTTCGTCTAGCGGTCCAGGACTCCCGCCTTTCACGCGGGCAACACGGGTTCGAGTCCCGTACGCGATGCCAATTCTCGTCAGCACGTGACGGAATGACCCTTGATTTTCCTACATTTTGCGCAGTTTTGAGCGCACCTGAAAGCGCCTGACAGAAAAAAGCGCCCTGTACATGCGACTGTACATTGTCTAAGGACTGTACAGCACTATGGCAGGCATCATCAAACGCAACAACAAATGGGTGGCCGTCTTCCGCTCCCTGGACGGCAAAGAGCTTCGGAAAACCACCGGCATCGACGTGGTTCCCAAGACGCTTCTTCCGGGAGCCAATAAGAAATCGGTCATGTCCCAGAATGAAGCACGGGCGCGGCTGGTGGCCCAGGAGATGGAGAAAGAAGCCCGGTACGGGGTTTTTGACCTGGACAAGGTGAAGGCCATTGCCGGGGACCAGGCCGGCGTGCTGAAAGCCACCATGAACGGCATGACGGTGACGCGGTTCCTTTTTGACTGGCTGGACGGGAGGAAAAACAAGAAGCGGGCCTATGAGCGGGACGGCATGGCCGTCCGCAGGCTTCTGGCGTTCCTTGGGGACCGGCGGAATATGCCGCTGGCCGCCCTGAATAAAGGGATGGCGAAGGATTTTGTAGAAACGGAATTGGAGCGCGTTTCCGCCGGAACCGTCATCCGCTATGTGTCCACGCTGTCCACCGCGTTCAATGTCGCTGTAGATCGGGAGATCCTTTCCCGGAATCCGTTCCGGGGCGTCATGCCTTCCCGGGCGGACCACCAGGCGGAAAAGCAGTTGCGCGGCGCGTTCACGATGGAGGAAGTGAACACCATCATTGAACGGTTCCCGGATGAATGGCCGGATCTGGTGCGGGTGTGCCTCTATACCGGAGGCCAGCGCCTCGGAGACCTGGCGACGCTGAAATGGGACCAGATTGACCTGAAGAACTCCTTCCTGTTCATGACCACGCAGAAGAGCCGGCGCCGCATGAACAAGCCGATCATCCAACCCTTGAAAGAGGTTCTGGAAAGGCGTCTGGTCAACCGGGTGAACGATTATGTGTTTCCCCTGGCCGCGCTTCGCCATGCCCATGCGGGAGGGCGTTCCGACAAGCTTTCCACGGAGTTCACGACATTGTTGAAAACGTACGGAATCATCCGGGAGATGCCCGGGAAAGTGAGAGGCGACCGTCACCGGCTTTCGGAAAAGAGCTTCCACAGCCTGCGGGCGACCGCCGTGACCGTCCTGCGCCTAGCCGGTGTGTCCCCGGATTTGTGCCGCTTCATCGTCGGACACGACTCTGAAGAGATTGAACGGGTGTATTTCCGCCCGGATTCGGCGGACGTTCAGGAGGCCATGAGCAAGATTGCCGTCGGACTGGCCCGTTAGCCTTCCTTCCCTTCCCCGTGGAACCGGTAGCGGAACAAGGCGTCCATGGCGCGGGCCCGCTCGGATTTCGGGATGTTCGTGGGACGCGGGTTGCCGAAGGTAACCATCCAGAAATCCGCGTATTTCTGCGGAGTCACGGCGATGCTGAACCAGTTCCAGGCCGTCCACTTCCCTTCCCTGTTGAAGGGCGTCCAGGGTTCGTCAAGCCTGATCCGCTCCGGGGGAAAGAGGCCCTGGATGGTCCGGCAGATCGTCAGGTCTTCGGGAGCGAGCGCGGGGATGTCAGCCTTCATCAGTTCCTCCGCCGCCAGTCTGGCCGCCCGTCCGCTGATTGCGTAACACGGCCCATAGGCGGAGCGTTCGGACGGGTGGCTGGGGACCTGGTAGCCGGAGGCGTGCAGAGCCAGCCCGTTGCGCTGCATGTCACGCACCCATCCGCCCGACAACAGGAGCGTGTCCGAGTCGATTTTGACGATGACGTCATTTTCTTCCGCTTCCCCGGCCAGCGTGGAAATGATGCCCCGGACGCATTCCGGGCCGCGCAGGTTGCCGTTCCTTGTCCAGCCGGTTTGACAATACCTTGCCCCGGTTAACATAAGGACGGATCTGACGCGTTCAGGAAGCGGAGCGGCGCTGTCGTCCACAACCGTAATGACGGCTTCAGGGAGGGCCGCCGCGGCGCATCGGACACAAACGAGGGCTTCCTCCGCGTCTCCGGCATAGGTGAATAGATAGATTCTGATCATGGTGTTTGTTAAGCTGGACCGTAAGGGTAGAAGGTGCCTCCGAAGACGGGTATCTGGATCATGCCCAGCGCGTACTGCGTCACCTGGTCGTCTTCGATGTCGGCTATTTGAAAAGCATAATCGTAGTTGAGATCAGGAGGCTCTCCTAAAGAGTAGTCCATAAGAGGAATCGGATAGACTGGGCCCGGGATACCCGAAACGTCCACGCCCGTCAATTTGGCGTTCTTGTCAAAGTGCACGTTGAGCCATACTTCCCCGCTGGTTTGGGGGATAGTCACCCAGGAAGAACCGGAGCCGCCCCCCTGCGGGTATTTGCCGAGCAGCGACCCGTTCAGGTAGAGCGCGCCGGGCTTCATTTGCGCCCCGGTGATGGCTCCCTCCGTATCTTTCTGCAAGCGCACTTGGAAGCCGTATTCCGGCGCGGGCGTGGATTCTCCGGTGGATTTGGTGATATGCTGGCTGATGGTGGGGGATTCCGGCTTGGGGTCAAAGCCGTATTCCGTGGATTCCGGCGCGCCCTGCATGTTTTCCAGCGTAGAGGATCTGCGTGAGGTGGCATTGACGCTCCTTAATCTTATCCAGTCATCAACGCTTAAATAGTTTAATGCCCCGTAAGACAACGTGATGACGTTGGTCTGCAGGTCGCGCGAAACGGTTTGAATCATGGTGTTGATGTTCTGCCACTCTGGGTTGCCTCCCAGCAGCGAGACGCGGCGGCCCATGTATTGCCGCGTCTGCGCTTCTCCCAGCGCGACAAAGGAAATAGAGCCGTCCCAGGGCAATTCCTGCATGGATTCCCATACCGTTTTTGCAATGTCCCCATAGGGCACTCCTTCCGACGGTTCCGGCGATTCCCCTTCTTCCGGCCCGTTGGAGGGCTGTTCCCCGTTGTAGATGCCGTCAATGGGGTAGCTCGCGTAGGGGCGGTCCATGGTGACCAGATCCACCGAGAATTCTTCCCAGAAGCAGGGCACGCCTTGCAGGGTCCCCACATTCTTGAATTTCTCCCTCCACTTGGCAGGGGCGCTTTCCGGGATGGCAAGACGCTGCTTGACGGTAGCGTTGCACCATTGCGGCCTGATGGATTTCGTGTGAATTTGCCCGTCCGTCAGTTCATAACCCGTGGCGGAGGTGTTGTAGCCCCTGGGCCTGTCTTCCTCCGCTCCGTCCCAGGGCTTCCCGGTGATGGTCGGGTCCTGGTCATAGACGGCAATCGCGCCAACGTCTTTCATCCACGGGAAATGATGTTGCCAGAAACTTTCAATCATTTTGTTCTGGTCAATTTTCCGCCCCGTCACTTTCATGCGCTGGTAGGACAGGCTGCCGGCCCTGGTGCCCTGCACCGGCTGCGGATCTTCTACCGGTTCCCCCGTAGAACTGTATTTAGAATAGTAGAAGTCTACTGACGTTCGGTAAACAATGGAGTGCGGCAAGGTCGGGTCCCCGTCTTCCGGGTATTTGGACAGGTAGGAGACGCGGTAGCCGTTGCTGCCGGTGGTTTCCGCGACGATAGCCACGCAGGGCGGTACGAGGTCGCCCCGGGGGACCAGGGAAACATCCATAGACTTGACCGTCGCCGTCGGCTGCAAGGGAAGCGCGATGGGCGTCAGGGCGTCATAGTCCGTGATGATGAGTTTGGGGCGCGCGCCGCTGTAGTCGTAATACGTGACCATCCGGGGCGACCAATGGCGGATGGATTGAAGGAGGCTGCCAATCGTATCGCAGGAGGCGTTCCACGGAATCAGCATCTTGTCATCGCTGATACGCAGCTCGTAGTCCGCCGGGTGGTGTTTGGCGAGATTCAGCACCCGGGAGAGCGCGGAAGAAATGCTTATTTTAGGGATGATTTCATTTCCGCTGCTGGTGGTTTGCCACATGGAAAAGACCGGCTTCCATTCGGAATCCAGCGCAAAGCAGTTGTCCAGCCAATACCAGGGATCGGAAAAGACGATTTTCCAGGCACGGGAAGATCCGCTGTAGGTCTTTTCGATGCTGGAAACGAGACCGGAAAGAATGGTGTTCCCGTTTTGGGAAATGGTGACAGTATCGAACTGCTGGAAGGGCAAGACCTCCCCCAGCGTTCGCACGGGATAAACCGCTGTGATGGTGGAGGCGGAAAAGCTTTGCTGGTCGTGGGTCAGGCTGGACGGCTTGAGGCCCAGCAAGTCATTGATGGTGATGTCGTGGTTCCTGCTGCTTGTAAAATGGTTAGGGTTCTATTGATTGTTATTCTGCATATTTTTTAACAAGAGAACGCATTCCGCAATTCTGTCGTAAATTTTTCCCATCCACAGGAAAAACATCAATGAAAAGAAGCCGGATAAAAGACATGCAACAGCCAAACCTATTAATTTCTGTGCTATGCAAACAAAAAATCCGATGAGTCCACAAACCGCTACAACTCTCCCAATCAAAAAGAACCAATTTCCTAATGTTAAATTGACATCTGTATTTTGTTCTTCAGATACTTTGCTTTTAGGAACTATCTTCTTATGATATTTCGCCAATACCTTCTCAAACTCTTCCCATTCTTGCCCACCCTCTTGAAAAACCATGGTCTTCGCGTTGATCTTTTTCTGAGTGAAGTAATTTTCCAGAACCTCAAGAGAAAAGGGACCTTCCGTTTGTCCCTCAGCAATCGCGATGTAGTACATGTCTAGATTCATGCTCTTTCTCTGATACGTTCCTTTTCCAAAAATGTCAAGATACGAACCAGTTCCCTATCATATTGAGCCCTTTTTTCTGTGCCTGCGCCTCTTTTTCCAGCCGTTGGACTCGTGATTCCAAGGATTTAATCTCAGCCTGATCTCCCTTTCCGTTGGACGTCCCTTTCTCTACCAGGGCAACGAGTCGTTTCACTAAATTAAGCGTTTGTTTATAGGTGGTATTCTCGCCTCTTGACGACAGTTCCTGCATTAACTTTTTAGAGAGAACTTCCATTTCATTCTCCGTGACTTTATTGTCCTTAAAGGCGTCTTTGATGTACCTGACGACAGCGCCGTAAGCTTCATTGATATTGGCTTTTCGCTCCCGAGCTCTGCCGCTGATCGCCCTGTCAGGGCTTGATAAGGCATCAGTCAGGGATTTGCTGAACCCGGCCAGGTTGATATTTTCAATCACATTGTCCCGTCTCTCCTGTTGGGTTTTCGCGCCTGATTTTCTCTGGGATATTTCCTTTTTCAAGTCCCGGACCTCATCTTCCTTCTCTCTTATCTGGGCCTTGATGGCATTTTCATACTCCTTCTGCGCCTGAACAATTCTCTTGTGTTGTTCCAGCGCTTCATTCCTTTCCCGCTGCGCTTCATCAATGGTTTCTTCAGAAGCATTGATCTGTTGAACCTCCGTAAGCTTATTAGTACTTGATGTTAAAGATTTTTCCGCTTCTGTTTGATCTTCTATCGCCTTTTGTAGCGCTTCCTTCGCTTCCTCCACCGCTTTATCTCTGTTTTTATAGGCTTCGGTGCGCGCATCATCCGTGCTGACGTCATATCCTGCATCGACAAGAGCGTTATCAGAAGCGGCCCTTTGCGCTCTTAAAGCATTCAGACGATCTAACTGTGCCCTACCATTTCCCAAAGCGAGAACGTCTTCCATAAATTTCGGAGCTGACCTAAAAGTCGATGAAGGAGTCACAAATTGACGTTGAAGCCATGTATTTTTTAGAGCACTTGTATCACCTCCGTTATCAATTAACTGATTAATCCATTTTTCAATATCATCTCTTGATATTAGGCCAAGTCCCAAAAGATTTTCTTCATTATTGCGCGCTGTTTTAGCTATCGGAAGAAGATTATCAAATATTTGTTTTTCAGCATTAAGAATCTCTCCATTGAGCTTTTCACGTTCCTGGTAGGATAAAATATTCTGGTCCTCCAATCCTCCTAAACGTTCGCTAAGCCTGTTGGTGGTTTCGGTCTTTGATGACAAATCACTTTCCGCGATGGAAACATTCATCCTTGCGCTATTCTCCTGTTCTTGCCGATGCCGTGCACGGGCTCGAAGTCTGATATCTTCCTGTTTTCCTTCAAAGAACAAACGCGTGGAAAAATTTTCAGGATCGCCAAACGCCCCGCTATAGTAATCAGTTTCCAGTTTCAACAAATCGGCCTGATCCTGATTGTCCAATACCTTTGATTGAAGGTCCAGCAAACGCTGCTGATCCCGTACAGATTCTTTCAGGGCCTGGGCTTCTGCTTTCCGGTTGCCGGCTATTTTTGCTGTAAAATCATTGGATTTCTGTAACGTTTCTTCATTATTGAAGGAGGCTATCACTTGCTGCGATTTCGCAATGGCTTCATTTTGTTGTTCAATCGCCTTAGCAAGCTCTTTGGATTTCGCTTCCGTGTTCCCCATCCATTCGTAAAGCTTCGCCCCGGCCAGAACGGCAATCGACATCGCGCCGGCCAGCCCTGCGCCGCCTCCGAAGCCCATCACCAGCCCTGGAATATTGTTCATGATGCCCCGGATGCCGTACTGCAAGTCATCGAAGAAGTAGGCAGCCTGCAAGGCCCCCTGACCCATGTTCTTCACGCTCCTGGTTGCCTGCTTGCTGTCTTTATCCAACTGCTCCGTAGACTTGTTCAGCGCGTCGATCTGCTGTTTGGCTTCTTCCACGCCTTTTCCGTCCAGCGTGGACTTGAGTTTGATTTCAATTTCTTTCTTGGTGGCCATGGTGGTAAAGGTGGAGGGTTATTGTTGTTCGCGGGCTTCTTCGATGACGAAAGCGGGCAGTTTCCCGGCGGTGAGGGCGTTGCGGGATTCTTCCACGCGTTTCTGCAAGGATTCCAGGAGCATCATATCCCGGATGATGACGCCGAAGGCATGGGAGGGATCGACGCCGGCGGCTTGAGAGGCAGTAAAGACGCTTTCCTTCAATTCCTGCACCGCCTGGTTCAGATTCGGGTTCTTGCTGCATTCTTCGGCAAATTCGACGAAAAGCCGTTCTATTCCGTTTTGTTGTTGTTTGTTCATGATGGATTATTCTGTTAAGATGGGTATTCGGTGGAAGTGTAGCGGATGACGAGGGATAATCCGAACGTACGTCCGGGCGCCGTGGCTGCCGCGGGATAGGACTCGTCTCCGAGACCGTCAAATGACTGGGGGCTGGCCAGCATGGCATGCTGCTCATAGATGCCGTTCTGGTTTTCGACGACCAGCTGCCAGTCCGAACGGATTTCCACGCCGGGAGAAAACGTCCATTTCACGTTACCGCCCTCTCCGGTGGAAACCGCCTCGCTGCTGGTCGCTAGAAGAGAGGCAGACCCGTTTTCCACCCGGTAAAGCGTTAACGTGCCGGAATTGGAGCTGGTGGGGTTCGTCGTGATGATTTCCTGCAGCGTCAGTCCCTTTCCTTCGGGGTTGCCTTCCGGGAAGTCCGGATAAACGTCCGAGGGAATAAACCTCCATGAGGAATAACTCATCGGATTATCCGAGTATTCCCCTCCGGGCGGGGGAAGCTGATGATTTCGGGTGACCAGTCCTGCCCTCAATACGCGGATTGTCTGTTTTAAACCGGAATCCGCCTGTGTCGCGGAAACGACGACGGAGCCGGCCCCTCCTTCATTGGGCGCCGCGGTTAACGTGAATGACCCGTTATTTCCGTTCGTGATATCGGAGATGACAACGGAAGAGCTGGGAGAATTGGGCGTCCAGTCAACGCTGACTTCCCCCGGGTCATAATAGGAAGTCACCTGGACCTGGTAGCTTCCGCCAGTAACGGGAACCTGTACCTGGGTTGGAGCAAGGCTGAATGAGTAAGAGGGTTGAAGCTGACGAAATTCAACCTCAACAGCCTGTCCTGTTCCGTCCTGAATGACCTGGAGAGACATGGTCCTGTCCTGGTCTCCTTCATTGGCCGCGACGGCAACCTTGAATGTCCCGTTGTTGCCGTTGACGATATCGGAAACGGTTAATCCTTCGGAAACGTCGGCAATCTGCCACCCCTGCCCTACCGGTCCAGGGCTGAACGACGATTCCACATTAACGGTGTATTCGCCTCCCTTGACGGGAACGTCGAAAGAAGAGGGCGTCACGCTGAACACCCAGTTGGAATTGTCCGGGGTCCGGTCGGTGACCGTCATGGTCAGCGTGACCAGCAGGCACAGATAGCCGTCCTCGGGGGACGGCGGAGGAATGAAATTTTCCGTCTCAAACTGGTAGCCGGTGATGACGGCGGCAAACCGCCATTGAGGCTGATCGGCGAATTGCAGGTACAAATAGCCGTTCTGATTGCTGGCCAGCCACAGGGCAAGATTCTCCTGATAGGAGGCCATATCCTGATAATCCGTGAACCAGCGGTAAAACGCGATGGTGCGCTGCTCCACGGCGCTTCCCAGCCCCTGCGCGAACGCTCGCGGTCCGTCTACCAGCGACGTTTCAAATGCCTCCATGGATCCGCCGAAGCGGGGAGGCTCCGGCGTATCGTCCCAAAGGTTGAGCAGCTGGATCTGGTTGCCGGCGTCAGAAACGTAGCGCGCCGCGTAGGGGGCCTGGTAGGTCATGGGCGGTTACCGGTTGAGGTAGTCCTTCACCCCTTCCGCAATGGCTTCCGCAACGCGTCCGGGATGGTCCTTCAAGATAGAGGCGTTTTCAGGATTGGTGATGAAGCCGCATTCGCAGAGCACCCACGGACAGCGGGTCTTTTTCAGGACGGCGAGGCCGGGGCGCGACTGCACGGTGTTGGCCCGTCCGGGCAGCAGCCGGGAAAGAGGTTCCGCGATGCATATGGCAAGCCGGCTTCCTTTAACGCTGCCCGGGTAGAAACATACATGGGCTCCATGAGCCTGGGGATTGTCGGCCGAATCGCAATGCAATGAAATTCCGAAGTCATAGCCGCCTTCGTTGGCGGCCTTGACGGTGGCGTTCAAGTCCTGGGCATTGGTCATCTTCGGGAAGTCGATCACGTCCACGCTGGAACCCATCTGTTGAAGCATGGGGGCGAGGCGTTCGGCGATCGTCGCCGCGACGGCGTGTTCTTCAAGCCCGTTTCCGCGGGCTCCGGTGTTGTTGGCGTGGCCTATATCAATTGCTATTTTCCTGATTATTCTCCTTTAATGGTTGATTGTTAATATGATTGAACTTGTAAGAAAAACTTTACAGTTACTGTTTATCCAGACGGCGTTCAATGTTTTCGATGCGAACGGACAAGAGTTGAATGGCTTTGGCGGTCTCGACCTGGGCCTGCGTCTGCATGGACATCAAGTCAAGAATCCTGTCATTATGGTGACCCATGACATCTCCGATGTACCAGCAGGCCGCTCCGCAAATGGCCAGCGAGAGCATGACGCAGGCCCAGGCGGGGAAATCCTTGGCGAAGTCGAAGAAACGGGCCGGCACTTCGGAGAGCTTACACATGGCGTTATTTCTTGATGGTTTGCACGATGGGAGGAACATCCGTTTCCGGCTGGGACTGACTGTAGGAGATATGCCCCGGTTCCAGCACCAGGCAGGAGCCGTCCTTACAGACCACCGTCTTTTCCGGCGTCACGTCCACGGAGTGCCCGCAGCCGGAGAGGGACATTCCCAAGCCGCCAAGGATAGCCCCGGCAATAACTGCTCCGGCGGCATACAGGGCCTTTTCCCACCAGCTAGACTTGCCGGCAGCCTTAATACCGAGATAGTCACGGACATCCCCCAGCGCATGCCTGCCAATAATGGGCAGGGCTTGCTGCGCCAATCGCACAAACGCGGACCGCTGTGAATCGGTTAAATCTTCCCAGGACTTCCAGCCGCCGCCGTTATCCTCGGAAACTACCCTGTAAAAATCCTTGGCTATCGCCTCGGCATGATTGCATTCTTTATCATTAATCATATCACTTCTTCTATCTTCAATCTGATCTCCGCCTTCTGCCACCTCCGCCACGGCAGGCCGTTTCGGCCCCTTCCCCGTACTCTTGCCAATCCCTCTCCTGTACCGTCTCTTCATTACTCGCCCTCCTCTCTACCCTTATCCTTCGGCAGCATCTCCAGCCACAACACCACCTCCCGGTGAGCATCCCGCCTCATCGCATCCAAAGGATCAAACAACCTCTCCCCATCCTGCTTCTGAAAACACGGCAAATCTGTCTGAAAAAACTCCTTCATCCACTCCAGCACCACCTTCCACTCCTCGCTCCGCAACAACAACCTCTTGGCCTTCCACCTCCGCGCAAACAAATCTAACAACTCCTTCTCTTTATCTACATTATAACTAATCATAAAACGTACTGCTCATAAATCAACTACGCCGCTCCACCCTGAGCCTCCGCCGCCATCTTGGCAGCCGCAGCCTCATCCTTCATCACAGCCGCGCCCGCCTGACGCAGCCTCAACTCATCCTCATCCATCACCGCCGCACTCTTCCGCCGCCTCATGTCCTCCACCTCAATATTCCCCCTGATACTATCCTCAGACACGCCAAGAGACCGCAGCCGCGCTCTCATGCCACGATCCACATCCAAATGATCCAGCAAACCGGGAACCGCCTCACCCAACTCCACCGCCTCCCTCAACGCGGCAGCAAAAGCATCGCTCTCAATCCGCTTCAGCACCAACGCAACCTTATTATTATACGTCACCCCCGGATTCTTCAGCGCAGTCCCCACAACAGAACCATTCCTAATCACATCCTCTCTCACGCAATCAGGCGGATCTGGAAAAACCCCAGCCCTGTACAGCACCATAAACACCCTGTCCAGCGTCGGCTGCACATCATAGGCAAACTGCACGAAAGACGGAAAAAACTGCAACAAATACTGATTCTCGCGCGCCATCACCTCCGTCGCCGTGGGAAACCCCTTCTTACCCTCATCATACGCAAACAGCTCCAGCATCGGCACCAAAAACGCATCCTTAATCCGCTGCTCCTTATCCGCAAGCTGCTTATAAGAAAGACTCACATCCCCCACAGCCGCCCACTCCTTCGGCAACAACACTCCGCCATCCTGCAACAAATCCGGATCAACCAACGTCTTCCCGCCAGCCCGCAAATCAACCTCTCCCACCAGCTTTGCCGCCGTCAAAATCCGGGGATCTATCGCCACACGCCGCGCCTTCTCCAAATCCTTCTCAATCTCCTCCACCCCCCTCACCTCGCCCTCCACATCCTGCCACGGAGCAAACCCGAAAAAACTTGTCCCATTCATCTTCCAGCGCGTCGCCATATACGGCATCTCCCACTCCATCTCCCGCCGCATCACCCTCTTCCCCTGCTGATCCACATAAAAACTCTCCCAGCCGCGGCCCATCTTCGGCTTCTTCGCCCGCCGCACCACATGCAGCACCACCCACTTCTTCTCATACATACCGGCCCCTCCCTGATGATAATCCGCCGCCATCCCCTCACTCAAAGCCGCCTTGCCAAACAAATCCGCCACATCATAAGCAGACAACAGCATCTCCCTCACAAACACCACCACCCGGCCCTCGTCATCCACCTCCCCGCAAACCTGTTCCGGGGAAATCGCCTTAAACAACAACCTCACGCTCCTGCCCGGCCCGCAATACAAACTCCCCGTCCCCATGCCGACACGATCAAGAAAACACTCGTAAATCTCGGAATAAAAATTGCTCCGCGTCAGCTCCATCAAAGCAATATCGGAACACTTGCCATACCATGCGTTAGCCTCCTCCACATCCTCCTCCGCTACATCTCCGGGCCTCGCGATCCACTTGAACCACGGCTCATGGCTCGTCACAATATGGCTCATATGCGCTCCGGCCAGCCGGGCACAGGCCATCCTAGCCGCCCCATTCCGCACCCTGCCCACAAAATCGGACGGACGAAACCTTAAATCATCCACCCTGTTCGGCAGCAAATACCAGCGGGCAAACTGCCACGTCTTTGCAAGCTCATCCCGTTGCTTCCTCAACCCGTTATACAGGCGCACCAGCTCATCCGCCTCATCCTGACGGCTCATCCCAACGTCTCCCGTTTACCACTAGCCGCGCCTCCATGCTGCCTCTCTACCTCACTCGCAAGCAGGGTTGATGCCCTGCCTCGCCGTCTGCGTTGCTCCTCCAGTAAACTGCGCTTCGCCGCATGTTCGCTCTCCCCGGCACTCACCGTCTCCACCTTCGGAGCCTGAACGGGAGGAGCTTCACCCTTCATATTCTTCTTGAAACCCATACCCCACTCATACCACGGAAAAACAAAAACGCATCTAATCATTCAATTAGATACCCACACAACACGCAAACCATCAACAACAAACACACAAAAAAATCAATCCATCCTCGCCAATCCTCCGCTCCTGTTCCCTCCGCCCCAATCATCATCCTCATCCAGCCATCCGCCAGACTCCTCACGGCTAACAAAACCGCTCGCACGTGACACCAGCCCCTTCTTCAACGCCTCGCCCAGCGTCCTCAACGCATCAGCCCCATGAGACGCCTCGTTATGCTCCGGCACATCATGGCTCACCCCATCCTCCAGCACCGTCTTCTTGCGGTAAGCGGCAATGCAATCCACCCCGCTCAACAACTTCACATCACCCTCGCCCCGGCACTCCTTCAGACAATCCTCATGAAACACCGCATTCTTCAACATCGTCCTCACGGCATCAATCCCCATCCACACGCGCGGAATCCTCGGCACCCTCACCAGCCGCCCTCCAATCCCGGTATTCCGAAAAAGAGACATAGGATCACCGCCCCAATTCCTCCGGTTACCGTCATGCGGAAACAAATGCTCATCAAAACTCATCCCCAACTCGCGCTCCCACAAACGAATCACCTCGGCATACTCCGTCATCCCCAACCCGCTGGACTGGTAAAACTTCAGCAGCCGCACCTCATACCCTACCACCTGCGCCGCCCAAATAGCCGTACTATCGTTCAACCCTAAATCCCATGCGGAAACTAACGGAAACCCCGGCTCCACGGCAAACGCCGCCCCCACGCGCCCCTGCGCCCGCAACCTGTGCATCACGGCACCATAAATCGCCCCCGACACATGCGGCCACAACGCCTCCTCTGGCGTACTCGGGTACTCCTGCTTCATCAACTCTCCCTGCGTCTGCTTCATGTGGCTGTACCACACCATCTGCTCCTGACTCAGGCTGATACCCTTCTCCCTCAACTCGTCAAAATACGCCCTGTCCTCATCCAGCACATCATACCCCTCTCCGGCCAGCGTATAACCGGCATCCTCAAACCACGGGAAAAAGAAAAACTTCCACTGCACATTAGAAAGCCTCTTCCCCGTCAAATCCAGCGCCCCCTTCATAATCTCATAATTCAGCCCGGTTCTGCCCCCTTCATGCGTTGACTCGTTAAACAAAAACCCGTCGCTCGGCACCGTATTAAACGCCCCGGACAATATTTCCGCAGCCTTGGCTGGAAAATGGCACGCCGTACTCCCAAACTCCGTCAGCCAAAGCAAATCCAATGTGCCGCCGCGCAAACTGGCCCCGGAATAAATATCGCTCCCATTGGCAAACCTCAGCTCACGGTCATTAGCATACACCGGCACCAGCCCTTTGCTCTTCACCAGCTTGCCAGTCCTCTCCTTAATCATCCGGCCCAGCCTCGCCAGCCACAAATCCTCATCAGTCGCATGTGCAGGCACATAATCCAGCCTGTCCCATGCAAACCTGATCTTGCCCAGCTTATTCTCGGCATCCGGCAAAGACTTATCCACAATCCCTGCATGGAACCCATCAACAAACAACATGCAATCCAACGCCAGCATCGCAAGATAAGTGCTGATCCCCATCTGGCGGCTCTTCAAAATAGCATTGCGGTGATGCAGCCCCCGGTGCAACTTGCGCTGTACCCTGTTCATGCGGAACCGCACCACCTTATCCCCACCCTTCACCATCTTGCTCTCCACCCAATACAAATGATTAAGCCGCCACTCCCTGTCTCCAAGCACCTCCGCAAACCTGCCCAACACGGCATCATCCATACCATTAATGGGAGGGAAAAAACCTCTACTCGCCATCTGTCACCGTCTCACTATTGCCGCCCACCTTCAAACTCTGATCACCCAGCAGGCCGAAAATAGCCTCCGCCAACGTAGGGCCCCCAACATGCACCTCAGACGGCGCATTATGCCCGGCCATCTCATTATCAATCTTAATCGCAGTCATCACCTCCTGCACAGTAGGGACGGAATCAAACAGCCCCAAATCCACGCCCACCTCCCCGCGCACCAGCTTCGCCAAAAACCTCCTCTTCTCCTTTGCGCTCAGGGCATACCCATCATCAAGCTCTGCTCTCAACCTCTTCAGCTCCTCCTGAATGTGCGGCTCCCTCATCTTGCGGCTCGCTCCTGCGCTCGCGCTCGCATCATCACCGGGATTCCACACAACCGCATAAGCCGCGCGGGGAGTAAAACTCTCCCACACAACCATCTTGCAAAACTCATCTTCCTTATCGCTTAACTTCTTCATCTTGCATCCTTAACCTTAATCTTGCAAACCTGCCCTCTATCACCCTCCTCCCCTCCGCGCTCGCCGCATACGTCACGCAGGGCCTCTGACCCTTGACCTCCAGCAGCCCCATCCTCCGCAACCTTGCCAGCGCATTGGAAACAGACTGGCTATTCCGCGCCCGGCACCACGCCACTACCCCTCTGCACTCAACCTCTCCCAGCTCCCCCACCGCCATCAGAACCAGAAAATCCAGCGGCGTCATCTCCAGCTCCCCAAAACACACCGCTCTCACCGTCGCCGCCACCAAACGATACATCTTCATCGCCGTTGTGGCAACGGCCTGAACGGGCGGCCCTCCACATGGCCGCATCCTCCTCCGTTCAAACCATCACATACGCATTAACGCTTCAACCGCCCGCCGCTTCAGGCAACCTCAACCTCCACCCCGAACACCCCGGCCACAATCGTCTTGTACCGGTCAATGCCCGTCTCCGTAGGCTGAACCTGAATATATCCGTTATCAGACTTCACATACTCCAGCAAGCCCAAATCAATCAGAGCATGCGCATCACGGATAAACAGCGTATTCCACGGCTGACGGAACAAACACCACTTCTCGCACACCTCCACCAGCAGCTTCAGCCGTTCCCCGTGGTACTTCTTGCCCTGCCGTGCCTGTCGCCGTCCAACACGTCCCATACCCGGCGCGCTAATAACCTCGCGCCGGTCGGCATCATCACAACAACACGCCTCATCAGGCTCACAGCACGGATCACAGCACGGATCACAGCACGGATCACAAACCATGCTATCGCCATACATCCGCACAACATCCTCCTGTGTTGCCTTCATGTCCTCACTCTTCCCCGCCTTGCTCTTATTTACTGTCTTTTTAGTCATAATATATTTATATTATTATGTTTCTTGTCTTTGTTTTTTCCGGAACACCCGTTCCGGGAAATCTGTCACGCACGCCGGAAACTCCGCCAATCGCACCACCTGACCCCTCCGCGATTCTCGCTCCTCCGTTGGATCACACGATCCTTCACGCTATCCGGCATAAACTGATTAAAATCCTCCTGCGTCCAATTAGCCACAATCACAGTATCTAACTCCGCGTTATACCGGGCATTCACCACCTCCTCAAAAAAATCCAGACTCAAATCCCTGCCTTCCCCCTTGTACCCAATACCGCGCTGAAACTCATCCAGCACCAGCAAACTCTTGCGCCGATGCCCTATCTGCACGGCAAAATCACGCTCAAAACTGCCTCCCAGCCCAATCTTCGCCAGCCTCTCCCGGTACAGGCCATCCCCGCTGAAATACCATGCCCTCTCATACCCGCAATCCCGCGCCAGCTTGCAGGCGGACAACGTCTTGCCCGTACCTCTCAGGCCAAGCACCACGGCCAGCATCCCCTTCCCGGCCAGACCCAGCAGCCAAGCCCTCAACATCCCGGCCTTGCGTTCCGCATCCACGTCCTCCACGGATGCAAACGGAAGCTTCAGCTTGCAATACTGTTCCGGCCAGCCCCACATCTTCAGCCGCTTCAACTTGCGGGAAAACACCACATCGGCATCATCAAACATCGTCGGCTCCGCCTCTGCCACATCGTTCTCCACATGCAGCGCAATCCGGGACAGCACATCATCTAAATCATCATTCATCATTAAAACCCTTCTGCATCAATCACAATATCCTCTCTCACCCCCTGACCTGCGGCCCGGCCACGGCCCTTCTGTTCCTCCCGCAACCGCTCCTTCTGCCACTTCCGCGCATTCTCTTGCAGCCAAACCTTCGCCTTATACCTCCAATTCTTCAGCAACCCGCCTCCCGCAGTCCTCCCGTCCTTGTAATGCTCGTAAAAATCCGTCGCCAGCATCCTCACGCGCTCATCTTCCCGTTCTGAGTAATGCAAACCATTCCTCATCTCGGCCAGCACCTCCTCCACACTCCCCGGCACGTCGAAAGCATACACGCCCGCACACCGCTTCGGCCTTTTTGGCACTACCCCGGCCACCTCCTCCTTAAACGGCAAATCACTAGCTCTGAAAACATTAACACTACTTAACAAACCGGCTATCACACCGCCGCGAGAATCTGAAACACCTCCTGATTCGTCAGAATCAGGCACTTGCGGAGGCGCAGCCTCCCCATCATCCCCCCCGGAAACTTCCAAATCACCTCCCAAATGGCCCTCCCCCGCACGCGCGCGGCCACGCGCGGATAGGTGCGGGGGTGTGGGGGAAGAATGGGNAGCCTTAATACCGAGATAGTCACGGACATCCCCCAGCGCATGCCTGCCAATAATGGGCAGGGCTTGCTGCGCCAATCGCACAAACGCGGACCGCTGTGAATCGGTTAAATCTTCCCAGGACTTCCAGCCGCCGCCGTTATCCTCGGAAACTACCCTGTAAAAATCCTTGGCTATCGCCTCGGCATGATTGCATTGATTATTAGTAGTCATATGATTATGTTGTTATTGATTAGTAGTGAAAAACTTGAAAAACTCCACGGCGGCAGGATCAGTGATCACAAAAGCCGGGTAATCACGGGAAGTAAACACCCTGCGCCCGCCCTGAGGATTGACGGCCTCCACGGTCAAATCCACGGCAAAAACATATTCGCTATGATCATTTGCAGTATCATAATTCATAGTCACACACAGCCGCGCCCATACCTGACAGGCCTTCCATGGCTCCGACAATCCAACCAACGCGGCCACTACCGCCTGCATGGCCGGGGCCTGTTCCGCTGGAATTTCGGCAGGCGTGTAACGGGCCACACGGGTGAACCCGTCCGCATCCTGATAGATGGCTGTCAGGATGAATTCCTGCCAGTTACCGGGCTTAGGAAACTGAATTTGTATTTCTCCGTCGTTCATGATTCTTCAATGGGTACGTTAATATCTTCAAAAGCTGCGGTTTCCTCGGATTCAACGGCATTCGTTCCTATCGCGTCCAACCCGTAGAAAAGCGGGTTGATATTCCCCGGCTGGTAATAGGCATATTCGCCGGGCCCGGCGTAAACGGAAGCCGTTCCGCTGGTGATGTTGATCACGTCCGTCACCCACCGGGAAACGCCGACGCCGGTCTCAAAATTGGAGACGCCGCGGCAAGTGGCGATTTTGTACAGATTATTGGTTTGCGCTCCCGTGACCATCAGCCAGAGCCCTCCCAGGTTTTCATAAACGCTGCTGTTGGCAACCGCCTGCTGCTGGTAAATAATCTTGCAGACCGTCCACGGGATGGGCTCGTTCTGCGTCGCGGGAATAAAGCTGGTCGTCGTCTTGACCTGCCACCCATCCGTGGAGTTGAGCGCGTAAATCTCACGCACCCGCACCGTGTAGCCGTTGCGGGCCGTGTCTCTCACATTGTCAAAGGTGATGTCCAGAATCTCCCCGGAATTAAAGGCCAGGCCATTCCCCGGAATGATCGTGTAGGAATCCGTGGTGAGGTCCGTCCTGATTGTTTTCGCTCCGCGTCCGATGCCCATCGTCAGCTTTGCGGCGGCGGTAGCCCGCCAGACAAACGAAAAGCCGGCCCAGGAAGAGTAATTCCATTGGGAAGAGGGTCCTTCAAAGGGAGCCTGAATGGTTGTGTGAGATCCCGCGGGAATACCGATGCGGGCCATCTGCCAGGGAACCGTTTTAGTAACCGTGGCCGTCCCGGTCGTGGTCAGGGAGTCCGTATTCAGAAACGCCCCTGCCGTATAAGTATTGGCCGCGCCTCCCATGCCCGCCGCATAAAGCCGGTTGACGCCGGATTCATTGGCCGGCGCGCCCGCGGCAAGCGGGATGTTGATGCCGCCGTTGGCGTTGACGGCGCTTGAGAACGTGGCCGCCCCCGCGCAGTTGAAGCTGGCGCCCTGGGAAATATTCAGGATGCCGGTCTCTACCATGAATGTCCCGCGCAGCCAGCCGCCCGAACGAAGATCAACGGACTGATAAAACCTGGTGATTCCGTAAATCTGATTCAGGGTTCCGGCGCTTCCGCTTCCGTCCGGGTTGTTGACGACCAGAGGCCCGTTGATAGTAGCCGATTCAGCGGTCAGGGCTCCCCCGATGTTGACGTCGCCGACGTTGGACGTCAGCGTCCCGGGCTCTCCCTTTTCCCCTTGTGGTCCCTGGGGTCCTGCCGGACCTTCCGGCCCCTGGGGGCCCTCCGGGCCTTGGGGCCCCGCCGGGCCTGTCTCTCCCTTCGGTCCCTGCTCGCCCGTATCTCCCTGAGGTCCACGTTCCCCGGTTTCGCCGCGTGGGCCTTGCGGCCCTTCGGGGCCGGTTTCACCCCGTTCACCCTGCGGGCCTGACGGTCCCTGAGGACCAACATCCCCGCGGGGAATCGTGAAATTGAGCAGATAGGATCCTGATTCAGTTCCCTTGACGGCTTCCGCGTTGGCGGGCGTCCCCGGTTCCCCGGTGGTGACCTGACCCACGGACAGATTAAAATTCTCGGCGTACTTTTTGGCCTGTTCCGCGTACCAGGCGGCGCTGGACGCGTTGTCAAGCATGACCTGCACGCAGCCGCTTCCTTCCGGCAGCTGCACGACGACCGCGCCCGCCACGGCCTGCTGTTCGTCCGGCAAGTCCGGCGTCACCCGGCCCGAAGAAACAAAGCGTCCGTAGAGGAGCGGGTTTTCCTCGCTGCCGTCGTCCATGAAGACGTCGTAGGACCACATGCCCGCGGGAACCGAAGCCCAGGAAATAACGCCGTTGCCCTCGTCATCGCGTGAAAAGCCGAACTCCGTCACGCCCGTCTTGAGACGGACAGCGCCGCGCAGGGTGACGCCGCTCATATCGACGGGATCGCCCTGAAAATCCACCACGCGGACGACCAGGGACTGGTTCAGCCCTGTGACGGTCCGGATATCGTATTTGCCTGCCTGCTGCCTGAGAAAAAAAAAGAGGATGCGGGGGCGCAGCGCGCCCCCTGGTGAAACGCGTCAGGAACCCGGCGCCGGCGTCACGTCCTGCACATTGGAGGGCGTGAACTGGTACTTGCCGCGATAATCCATTTCGAACTCGAACTGGGGTGAAGCAATCGCCGTGGTGTGTTCGGGATCCTGCAGGAGGCGCAAGGCGCCATGCGCCGTTCCGACCAGATAGATAGTACCCACGTCGTTCTGATACCAGAAGTGAAGATACCCCTCAATCTTATTGTCGCCGCCATGTCCGACGGTGGTCGATTCCTCGCCGTTGGCGGGAGGCGCTCCCAAGGCGAAAGAAAGCTGGAACCATTCGGGGGACATGTCCGGCGTGGTGAAGGTCATCCGCTTGCCGGTCGTGGTGTTCTTGCGCTGCTGGCGATATCCCAGCGCACCGCCGTAAAAGCGCGTCACTTCCCCTTCGACCTGGGTGGCGACGGACTGGAACGCTCCCAGCAGCCCGAAGCTCACCCAGGGCTGTTCAGGCCCGGCGGTCGGATCCGTTGGCGGAGACGTCGGAGGCGTCGGAAACTGGTCCGGCCCGGTGACGTAAGAAGCTCCCTCGTCTTCAGTCACCTTGATGCCGTCGGGGAGGAAAATAGCTAGAACGCCGGTAATCTGCGGCGTTACGTTGCGGTTGGTAAAGGTGGGGTCGTATGTAGTAGCCCTGATGCTTGAAACGGTTAGTAGATGATGGTTGCCTTGCCGTCGGCTTCCAGCTTATCGGCGAGTTCTTTCGTAACACGAATATGCGCTCCTTTCAAGAACGTTGAGCGCCCTATCCTCACTTCTTTGGACAGAATGAGGATGTTCGTATTGATGACGGCGGACTGCTCCGTCTTCTTCTCCGGTTCGGTGTTGGCTGCAGTTGCTTTGCTCATTTGATGTCAACAAGGTTGAGGGTTGCCAGAGCTTCCGCGATGGTCGCGGGAAGTTCCGGGGTGTCGGTTTTCATGGAGAGGCTGATCACCAGCCCTCCGTCCAGTTCGGCGCGGGTGCGAATGACCCGCACAGCCTTCTTGTCAGTTGTTTTCTTCTTTTCGTCCGGGGCGGACGGCGTTTTGCCGGCGGTTTCGGAAGATTCGTCCGGCTTCGGGACGTTCTTCCGCACGGCCTTCTTGTCAGTTGTTTTCTTCTTTTCGTCCGGTGCGGACGGCGTTTTGCCGGCGGTTTCGGAAGATTCGTCCGGCTTCGGGACGTTCTTCCGCACGGCCTTCTTGTCAGTTGTTGATGCTTTGTTCATAGAATTCTGGCTTGGTTCTCATGTTAATATTAACCGGGACACGGTAATCCACGGTCAAAACGTTCATTTGCCGCTTCTCGCCGTCAATGATGGCGGAGGAGGAAAAACGGCCTTTGATTTTGGGTTTCATCATCGCCGGTGCGGAAAAGGGAAGAGGATTCCAGTTCCACAGGGCTTCTTCAATCACGTCCCCCACCGCCCGAAGATAATAATCAGGCGTCAGGCATGCCGCCGGGAACAGGGACGCGTTGTGATAAATGGAGGCGATGATGAAATACTGACGCCACATCGTCGGCGCTTCCGTTTGTCCGTGCCCGTCCTGGTATTCTGCCGCGTCCCCGGGGCACACCAAAACGACGCCGTTGTTGCCCATCGCCGACATGATGATGTCATTGGCGGCATACTGGGGGTCGAAGGGCCGTTCGAAGATGTGGCAGTTCAGCGCTCCCAGGCTCTTGAGGCGTTCAATGAGGCGCCGGCACATGGTCTGGTCGATGGATGGGATCATGGTTCGTTTCCGATGTTGGCAAGGTAGGTTTCCGCGGCGCGCTGCGCCATCCGGTCCATCGTCGGGAGAATTCCCGGCGTGGGCGGGATCGTGACTTCGCGGCACAGCACGTAGAGCACGTCGCCCGTTCCGGCTCCCTGGCGGAACAGTTTGCGGGCCGCTTTCTTTCCGGTGGCTGATTGCGCCGTCTTGAGGATGAGGACGCCGGTCACATTGCCGTTGCGTCCTCCGTTCTTGGAGGGGATGAATTGCAAGTCCTCTTTGCGGAAGCCGGCGCTGTAAATGCTTCGGGCCCCGCCATGGCCGCGAGGGGCGTTGATGGTGGGGATAGCCAGGTTCCGGATCGGGTTCCCGGTGATTTCCGAGGTGCGCCCCGTGGGGCGGAGCGGCCCGCCCAGATAACCCTGCGTGCCGATCCAGTGAAGACCGATGCCGCGCCAGGCGATGGAGACGCTGACGCCCTCGGCGGTTTCTTCCATCGTGGTGGCGTCCGCCGCGCCGTCGTAGTAGTCCTTGCCCTGCTGGCGCAGGGTTTCCTGAATGAGCAGGCTCAAGGCGACGCCGGACTTGCGGAGGGCGGTTTTGTGCCGGGCCGCGGACGGCTCCATGTCGGCAAACGCCCGGTCAATCGCGTTCTGGTCGATATGGATGATTACAGCCATTTGGAGGGTAAAACGTAAGGGGTGGGCAGTTCCACGCGGAGGGCTCCGGCGACGTCTTCCACTTTCTTGACGTGCCCGGAATTAAGGCGCCAGGTGAATTCTCCCTCTTCCTTTGGGGAAACGGGGATATACTGGCGGGAGGACGCGGCGGCCACGTCTGCGGGCCGGGCGTACCAGACGCCTTCCGGTTCGGAGAACAGGCGGTCCAGCAGTCGGTCCAGGTAGAGGGCTGCCAGCGTTCCTGCCACGGCTCCCCCGGCCGCCGCCAGGCGGAAGGCCTGGGACTGGCGCAAGGGGATCTCTTCCGGGAAATCCCCGGACAGGACGTCCGCCAGTTCCGCGTCCGTGTAAGGGCGCGTCCCGTTCGGGTCCGTGTAGGCAAAGGTGGTATTGCCGTCGTTCCCGGTCTTGACGCGCACGGCGTCTTTCAGGATGCGGCGGATCTTGTTCCTGTTGGATTCCGTCACGCCTTTGGCATTGCTTTCCAAGGTGGCGTTGAAGCTGGCGGGAGCGGGACGGACGCGCGACACGTCCAGCCCGGCCGCGCGGGCTTCTTCGGCGCCCACGGGGGCAATGTTCATTCCGGACAGGTAGTCAAAGGGCGGGTAGGGAGTTCCGAACCGCGAGAGGCGGATCCAGATGTCGGAGGCCGCCAGCGCATAGCCGACTGTTTCTCCGCGGATGAAACCGGATGATACCGCTTCCGTGGCTTCTTCTTCCAGCCCGGCCCGGGCACGGTTCCAGCGTTCGGCCCAATAGCGCGGGTCTTCCCGCCCCTGGGAGCGGTAAAATTTGAAGACGGCCGTGTCTTCGTCCTGCGTCCAGTCGTACCAGTTCCGATAGCCGTGGGCCATGGCCGCGTTGGTTTCCATGACGACCTGGATGCGGACCCAGGAGGACAAATCCTGAATGCCTCCCTGCCCCGTCGCCGGGGGGCGGTATCCCTGCTGCCGCAGGGTTTCGCGGATGGCCCGCTGCGCTTCCTCGTAGCTCAAGGCTCCCGAGGCCACCTGTGACGCCTTGTCCTCAAAATCGGACAGGATGACGCCGGGTTCCACCCCGGACACGAAGAAGGCGCGCTCGGCGTAGTCGTTGGCAATCATTTCCATTTGGGCGGCGGTCATCATCTGTAGGTGCTTCTCATCGGATTGAACCAGGGGCGGCGCGTGTAGCGCGGCATCATGTAGGCGGGATCCGCGGGAGCGGAGCCGTCCACGCTTTCCGGAAGCATGTCCCCTTTGGCGTAGAGCGCCAGCATCGCGTCCGCCGATTCGGCGGCCTTCTGGCGCGTCTCGGTCAGGTTGAGCTGGTAGCGCAGATAGAGCTGCCGGATAATCAGCGGCCATGCCAGGGACCGCATGCTTTGAGGGATGTCGTACATGCCGCTGTTTTGGAGCGATTGCCGCAGGGCGAGGTTGTTGGCCAGAGCCCCGCGGATGGTCATGCAGACATCGTTGACCGCCTCCATCATGACGTCCCGGTAGTCCAGGCTGCGCTGCTCCCCGGAGGTCACCAGGGCGTCGCGTTCGGCGGTGTTGAGGCCGAGCAGCCGATCGGCTTCGTCGGTGGAAATCGTGGACCAGGCAGGAAAGGCGGACATGATGGAGGCGGGCGTTGGGGTTAATCGGCGGAGGCCGTGTTGATGCGGATGATGGCGCCGGGGTTGGTCAGCTTGGTCAGCGAATAGACCCGGTTGGTCACCTTTGTCTCCTTGTTGGTCGGGAAGTATTCCGTCGTTACTTCCCGCTGGAATTGTCCATTAAGCGCAAAGGTCTTGATAGCCGAAGCGTCAAACTGCGTCGGGGAATCTTCTTTATAGAGGATGTAGACGTCGTCTTCCATCATCGTCTTTCCTTGACCGGACGGATCATAGAAAGGCATGTTGTTGACGAAGACTTCATTCATCCTCATGAACAATGATCTGTTCAACAGATCTTCATTGAAGAGGCCGACGCTGTTGTATGACACCACCTCTCTTGCCAGCGGATTAGCCCGAAGACGGGCCCAGGCATTGGAACCGAAAACAATGGTATTCGGCATTTTCCCGGCAGTGGCATTGATGGTGCGGATCGCGTTGTCCAAATCCGTCAGCGGGTTTTTCTGCGGATTATCCCAATCGCCATAACCGGACGCTGCCGGAACCTGGCTTTCGATGAGCTTGGCGCGCTGGTATTCATAAGACGTGACGAATTTCGATTCCAGGAAGCGGGCATGAGCGAGCAGAATCGCCTGCGCCTTCTCCCTGTTGACCCCCAGCAGAATATCGGGAATCGGATCCGTCAGCGCGTACCCCTGAAGGGTGTCGGTTTCGTTCCTTCCGAGCATGGAGGTCTGGCGGGGCGGTTCTCCCGGCGCGACCTGGATGGGCTCCACCGTAAACGCGGCCGGCGTGTCCCAGACTATATACTGGAAAGAGATGTCGTAAACCGGAACAAGCGGAGCGATGCGATTGATCATGGAGTCCCGTTCCGTATTCCCCGCACCGACGGAGAAAGAGGTCAGGACGTCCGTGAACTGATAAGCTGAATAAAATAGATTAGCCCTTGTGGTTGGTCTTTCTAATGGTTAGAGGTGAGGTTATGCGGCCGCAACCTGGTATTGAGCGACAAAACCGATTTCTATTTTCCCCGGCTCCCACCGGTTGTGGATGGCTCGTCCATAGACGGTTTCTCCGCTGGCGGCGGCTTTCCAGGTCCCGTTGGCGGTGATGGTCACCGGCGTTCCTACACTGATCGTTCCGGGAGTCTCGGCAAGAGACGCTTTGGCCAGACCAGCGAACATGCCGACCAGCACGGCGCAGCAGGTGCCACGGTCGGGCTGAATTTGAGTGACGAGCCCTAGCAGCTGGTCCTGGGTGGGAAGAGCCGTCAGCGGGGTTCCGATCAGCTCGGGAATATCCGGGTTTCCGGTCAGCGCGACGACGCATCCTTCCAGGGCGGACAGGTCAACGCCTTCCGGCGCGTTGAAGTAGACTTCGGCGTCTGTTTGGGTGATGTTGATTGATGGCATTGGTTTTTAGCGGTTAGTGGTTATCGTTCGTTGACAACAATGAAGCCTTCATCGGTCGCTTTCTGGTAGGCGTCGTATCGCTTCATTCCTCCCTTCATGAGTTCGTTCACACGGTTGTTGAATGCGTCAATGGATTCCTTCTTGCGGAATGGGTCAGGGGGATTCAGCGTCGCGCGGCGGTTCAAAGGCGTCCTTTGCGGAAGCTTCTTCTGCTCCGGCTGCTCCTGTTTCGGTGCGGGCGCCTGGCGGTTGAGCGCACGGATAAAAGCGTTCAGCGCGGCGGGGCTTTCCCGGAGCGAATTTTTCAGCTCTTCCCGGCGTTCTTCCGTGAATTCCTCGCGTTCTTCCTCGTCCAGCGCGTTTTCGTACGTGCTGACGGCGTCGTCCACTTCGGCGTTCACGTGGTCTTTCTCGCGCTTTTCCAGCGAGAGCAGTTCATCAAGTCGTCCGAGGATCGCCCTGCTCATGTCGTCGGTGCCGTCAAATTCGACATCCAGCTTGTCAAGTAGGGAATCGAACAGGGCCCGCTGGGCCTTGTCCATTTCCTTGGACGGATATTCTCTATCGTCGTTTTCCATATTGGTGTTCTGGGTTGTTTCCCCCTCTTCGCGGGGCTTTTGGTGTTTGGGTTCGCCCCCGGCCTCGTCGGAGGCGGGGGAAGTCTGTCGGTTGACCAGCGGCCGCTTTCCCTTGATGCGGGGCCGGTTGGTCAGGGCGAAGCCGGTCAGGCGCGACGGGCGATAAACGCCGTCCGTCAAGGTCATCCCTTCGCCGTATTCCGTGGATGACTGCGTGTATTCCTTGTCCTGCAGCATTTGCAGGCCGCGCGGCGTCCATTCGATGAAACCGTAGAGTTCCAGCGTGCCGGAAGGGTCGCGGTAGGTGTCCAGCCTCTTGAGCCATCCGAGGGCCCGAGTGTCGCGGGAAAGATCGTGGCTCAGGTGGTCGCCGTCGATGAGCATCCCTGGGCCGTCAAAGGTGCGGGCGTTGAAGTCGTCCACCATGTCCTGGACGGCCTGCTCGTCGATGCGCAGCACGGCGGGTCCTTCGCCGTAGTCGACGTCATGGTCTCCGCTCTTCTCGACGTGGAACCAGCCGTTGGCGGGTCGGGACAGGTCATTGATTTGTTTCGTACTGATCATCGGTAAATCCTTTCATGAGTCCGGCGTAAATCATTTGCTGCAGCTGTTCATAAGCATCGGGAGGAATGATGGCCTTTTCCGGCTCCCTGTTGGCCGCCGCCGTCACCGGAACGGGGTCCCTCGTGTCCTCGATCGACATGCCGATCTTTTCTTCGATTTCGGTCTTCTCGGGGCGGACGCCTCCGTCGGAAAGGGCGGCAATTTCCTCGGCCTTCTGTAGCGGCGTCTGGACGGTGTCAAAGGTGATGTGGAGTCTGGCCAGCGGTTCGCCGTCTCCCAGGACAAGCGGGCTGATGGAGGCGTTAAAAGCTTCGGCGACTTTGGAACAGACGGCGGAGACGACCGAATTCCAGCTGTCCGTGTGCGCTCCCCCAGCCAGCGTGCCGGAGCCTGATTCATTCAGGACGGTCAGAGTGCCGGCCATCACAAACCGCACCTGGTCCTTATCGGCCATGTTGATGCGGGAGAGGAAATAGTTTTCGTTGATGTTGGACGCCTTGAGCGGTTCCCCGGTGCAGCCTGGAGGCAGCACGATGGATGCGCCCGATTTGAGTTCCTTGCAGGCCCGTTCCAGCGCGTCCATGATGTCGGGGCTGGCGTCTTTGGGAGCCGTGATGATGGCCGGGGCGCTCCCGTAGCGGTCCATATGGTTGTCCCACGTGACTTTGGCATGGTTACGCTCAAAAGAAGCGCGTGTTGCCGGAAAAAGAATGGGGTTCCGGTGCTCCATGACGACGAGCGTTTCTTCTTCCACGCTTTCGCCGGTGTCGACTCCGATGTAGCACTGGGGATTAAACTGCCATTCGTTCAACTCTCCGGGGCGGACCCAATAGCGTTGGGGGATGAATTCAAAGCGGCGGCCCCAGGAATCTTCAATGTATTGGAGATGGGCGTACCCGTAAAACATGGCGGAAGCCAACTGCCCAAAGGCCTGTTGAAGTCCGGTGACGGAGTGATAGAATTCTTCCAGCGCGTTCTGCTGTCGCTGGGCTTCCGGGCTGTCGTCCGCCGCGTCAATCTTCCAGCCCTGCATGGAAACGCTTTCAATGAGCCGGGAGTACAGCATTCCCAACAGTCCGTCCGAGTAGATGACCTCGTCCCAGATGAGCATCTGGCGGGCAAAAGCTCCCCGCCGCGCTTCGTTCCGGGCGTCAATCAGGGTTTGCAGGTCGGCGCCCTGTAACGGATCCCAATATTCGTACCACTGGGGCTGGTTAGGCTTCCGGCTCTGTTCCGTCAACGCTCGCCGGGTGAGTTCCGTTTCAAGCTCCTTGATTCTGGTCTCCTGTTGGGCGACCAGCTTCGGGGCGTTGAGGATATTTTTGACGGCGTTAAACCTGGCTAAAAACTAAAGAAAATGGTGGTTGCGGGAGAAAGAATTGGACTTTCAATTCGGGCCTAGGAAACCCGCGTGATACCGTTTCACCATCCCGCGATTGTTTACATATCGTCATATATTGATATGTTGATATGTTGTCAACCCTAATATCTCCCGTAAGCGCGTTTTGATGACACGGGCCGGGCGTACCATGCCCCCAGCGTCCGCGCCAGTCCGCTGTTCCGGCGCGCGTGCCAGGCCATGACGAGGGCGTCAGCCCGGTCTGGGGAGCGAACGCCCCGTTTCGCCATATCTTCCTTGCTCTCAATTCGGACGCGGCCTATTGCGTCGGTTTGGATTCGGGGCGCCACAAGCTGTTCAATCGTATCCTCGTCAATATCGAGGATGAGTTCTTTTTCCTCGATGGCGCGTGCCAGGGACCGCCATGCCTGGGCGCGCAGGTTGACAAAGGCTTGTGTGTCATCCGCCGGGAATCCGCCGCGGTAGGAGTGCACCGGAAAGCCCTCGGCGCGGAAGTCGTCAATGATGGGGAGCCCCATGCCGTCGCCGTCGGCAAAGATGCGGTCGGCGGGGATGCCGAGCTCGGCGGCCTTTCGGCGGAACCGTCCGCGCGCTCCTACGGTGTCCGGGTCGGACCAGTGGTCGGCGATGAAAAAACGGTTGCCGTGCCCGGCCGCGAAGACGTTTTCATCGCCCCCCGCGGCAAAGTCGAAGCCGCCGCAGGTCTCTCCGGTGTCCAGGAAGGGAGGCGGGTTGTTGACCAGCTCCATGAGAGAGCGCCGGGAAATGACGGATTGTCCGTCCAGGTCGGTGAATTCGCCGAGGATGGCGGAACGGTAAAATGAGGACTGCTCGCCGTATTCTTTCTTGAGGCGTTCGGCCTTCCCCGGGTCATTGATTTCGATATGCGGGCAGTCCTCGTATTTGACGCGGATTTTGTAGTAGAGTGATGAATTTTTGTGAAAGCAGTCGTAAAAGGTGCCGGAATCGGCGCCCGGCGATGAGGTGATGAACGCGTGAAAGAGCGTGCAGCGGGAAACAGCGGTGAAGATGGAGTCCGGAATGGTTTTGGCTTCGTCCAGGACGTAAAAGACCGGGTCCACGCCGGGCGAGATTTTTGGATGCCATCCTTCCGCACGTCCCGCGTTGTCGGTGGAGAAACCCACGGCAAAGCCTCCCTCCGGCGTGCGGATCTCCGTCTTGTTGAAGGTCCAGCCGGAAAAGAAAGGATTGTCCATGTAGCGGCGGAGCGCGGGAAAGAGCTGCTTTTCTACCTGCATCCACGATGAGGACGTAACGGGGACCTGTCCCCGCGGAAAACAGGTGAGAAAGTACAGGATGGCGGGAGCGATGCAGTTGCTTGTCTTGCCGGATCCGTTAGGAGCGACCAGAGCCACGCTTTTCCCTCCCAGGGTCAGCTTGCCCAGGGACAACGCCTTGATGGCCTCCACCTGCCATGGATAGGGGTCAAGGCGGAGGATATGGCGCAAGAAGAAGCTGACGGGGATTCGTGTCCTGACGGGTTAGGGATGGAGTTTGCCGGCAATGGTTTCCAACGCGGTTTTCTCGTCTTCCTGCAGCTGGGCTAGCTGCTCGGGGTCCAGCGTGATTTTCCGTTCCAGCGGCGCACCGGGAACGCCGGCGACGTCCTGGCGGACCCGGTCTCCGAATTTCTCCGGCGCGAAGCGGGCGGCGACTTTCAGCCGGGTTTCAATGGCGAGCTTCTTCGCGGCGACGGAGGCGGAGCCGCATTCCGGGTCAAGGGCGACTTTCGCGGCTTCGTCGGCCAGCTCCTGACAGGCGTCGAGCATGGCTTCCGACTGCGCTTCCCGCGCGCGTTGAATGAGTTTGGAAAACTCCGGCTTTGTTTCACGCCAATTCCAGACCGTCCAGACCTCCGGCATGTGGTCATCGGAGCAGATGGATTTCATGGTTTCCCCGTCGGCCAGGCGGGAGGCTATCTCAGCGGCCAGTTCCTCGGTGTAGAGGCTCGGTCGCCCCGGTTTTCTTTTGGTGGTAGGTTTCTTTTTCCTGCGGCTGTAGTTTAATGGTTCATGGAAACTGAATCAAGATTCAATGGGTGACAGTCAATTATCCTTCATCCTCCCTGTTCCGCTTCTTCTCTCAATTCCCGGAAAGAAGCCCATTCGCAGGTGATGACGCCTCCGGCTTCATGCATCCGGCTGACAATGGCGGGACCCAACGCAGGTTCAACCTCTTCCGCCCGGAGGTTGGAAATGATGCAAGTGGGTTTCCCTGACTGGAAGCGGGCATCTACCAGCCTATCGATTGAGTAGGCCGCGAAGTCTGAACGCTTCAGCTCGTGGAATTCGTCAAGAACTAGAAAGTAGGGCCGCTTGAAACGGGACATCACGCCCTTTTCGCGAGCTTTTTCGTCCTGACGCAGGGCAAGGCAAAAATCATAAGCCTTGCTGTACCGGCAAGACCTTCCAAGGCGCGTCAGTCCGCGGGCAATGGATGAAGCCATGACGGTTTTTCCCGTGCCGCATGGGCCATGCAGCGCTATAATCGCGCCGGGCGTTTTCACCAGCGCGCTTACGCGACGCCTGGCTGCTTTCCACGGCGTTTCACCGTCCGGCAACGTATCCAGGGCATGAAGGGCCCGGCGCGGGAATCCGGAAGATGACAGAAGGCAGAACTCGTCCTCCCGGCGCTGCAGCTCTTCCCTCATGGCTGCCTCCAGGGCGGCGCGTTCCTCCGTTTCCGGGTCGTCCGTTACCAAGGCTTCCAGGCGGTTCAGGATCCCGGCTATTTCCTGGTCGTCGCACATGGCGGCGGCGGAATGTAAATTGTTCATGTTAATAGCCATAAGTTTTTGATTGTTGAGTAGTTTGTTGTGTTTCCGGAGTGTTTATTTTCCGGATGTTGTCGAGGTATCGCAAAGCGAACGCCCTCACAGCGGCCCGCCAATTGGCTACTGGCACCCCCTGCCTGTCTACCCATCCGGAAGCTTCCCGGTCGTTGAAGAAAAGCAAAGCAATTTGTTTAACATCGGAATGTTGAAGAGGAAGAGCCCCTTTGAAGGCCTCTGCTGTCAGGAAAGCCTCCACCTCTTCGGACGTCTCCGGCAACGGAATGGCGCGTTTTTCTTTTTCATTGGCCCTCGTTAGAGGGACAATGTTTTCTTTCTTCTCTTCTCTTCTCTGGTCCGCATGTTGTCCGCATGTTGTCCGCTTCCTGTGCGGACGTTTGTCCGCATTATCGTCGTAACCCATTCTTTCCAGGCGTTTTCTTTCTGCTTCCATTGCGCGGCGTTTCGCGGATTGGCCGTTGTGCCGTCCAAAGTTGGGGAACTCAAGGGAGGCAGCGCGTCCCTTGAGCCAGCCCACCTGGCGAAGCGCATCGGCGAACCCGTTCAGGTCCGCAATGTCGTCAATGTCTTCTTCCGAGATGTCCATCCCGGAACCTGTGAAAGAGTGAGTGTCTGCCCAGGACCATACGGAAACAAGACGTCCTACAATGTCAAACCTGGATAAATGAAGAGCGCGGGCCATGCGGCGCACTTCCGGCTTATCGTTCAGTTCTTTTTCCACTTTGATCCAGTCTCCGGCCATATCAAAAAAGCGTCAGTTGGGGGTTGTAGTTCATCCACAGGCATTCGATTTTTTTGCCGCCCTCGGTGTCATGAGCCACCTTGCACTCCTTCCGCCAGCCGGAAAGGTGGCAGGAATAAAGCTCGGAATCATAGCCAGACAGAACAACCTTGCCTTTCAAGGTCTTCAAAAAGACAAGAAGCCGTTCATGGTCTTGGTTGTCGTACTCGTGGGCGTACCTCATGCGGCTACTGCGCGAAGACTGCACATAGGGCGGGTCAACGTAATGCAGCGTGTCCGGCGTATCGTACCGGGACATGACCTGCAGGGCGTCCATGTTGTTGATCTCAATGTTCCGGCGCCGGAGTTCCGCCGCGCATTCCCGCACTATGTCGGGATATTCCCGCCATGTCTGCGGATAGGGTGTTGTGCGAAGTAAGCCATTGCGCTTGAAACCTGTTTTGTGGATTCCTCCGCCGTAGCTCATCATACTATTGACGGCAAAGCGGAGAGCATCTTCCACGGGGTCTTCAGCGATTTCAAATGACCGGTCATAGGCCGTTTGAGCGTAGGGCGTCAATTCCAACAAACTGGCCAGCCGTTCGGATTTTTCCGGATCTCTCAATACCTCGAAGAAATTCACCGCCCGGTCATAAAGGTCGTTATAGACCTCCATCCATGCGGGCTGTTTATTCAGCAACACCGCGCCGGAACCTCCGAATGGTTCAACGTAGATTTTATGAGGCGGGAAAAAGCTGATAATCCAAGGGGCGATTCTGTTCTTCCCTCCAAGGTACCGGGCCAGAGCCCGTTTACGGGGTGCTCTCGTGTTCACTCCCCCTCCTTTCTAAAATTGCTGCCTGATCCGGGGTAAGATACTGCCAACTCTGCGGCGGGCGTGCCATGCCAATGGCAGAGAGGGGCACGGCATTCAAAAACAGTTCGGGCGCTCCTATTCCCCAATCCCAACAGGGCAAATAATTTACAAGTTCCGCAAATCCTACCCTTGCCTGCGCGGCCAAAATGCGAATAGCGTTTTCACCTCTCGATTCTGTAACTAAAGAGGCTCCGTACATTTCACATTTTCCTATAATGGCATGATTTCCGTTTTTTCCGCTTTCATATAAATAAATGGTTGTATTCCCTCTCTTAAATTTCAAGGGTGCTGTTTTTCTTACCTCGTCGTGTTTTTCGTCATTAAGAATATATCTTGAATAAGGTCGCCTGACGGATAAGAGGATGTTAATCATTGCTCCCTCCTTTCTCGGTTCCCAGTACTCCGGTATTCCTTCGTAGAGTTCCGAACATTCTACGCAAGATTCTTCCGTTTTTCCCCTCGAAAAGTATTTACAGTTTTCACAGTTCCTTTTGTATACGTCCATCCATGCCCGGCACGCGGCCCGCTTCTGCCAGGCGTCCCTAATGGCATCTTCAACTCCGTACATTATTCGGGGTTCTCCGTGGTAATCGCTGCATTCCCCGTAGCCTTCCGTGAAGCGCATGAGGCTTTTCCGCTCTTTCAGGATGCCGCGGGCTTCTCCGTACTCGTAAAAAGCTTTCTGTTCAGGCGTCAGTTTCATTTTTCCCGTCTTTTCCGGTTGAGTATTTTTCTTTTAATTTCCGTCCAGTTGTTGCCGATGGAGCCGGTGCATATATCCTTGACTATGGATCCGTCATACATTGCTTCAATGTGCATGGCGTCAATTTTTAGGTGGGCTTTCCATACGTTAAGGCCGTATTTTCTTCTTTTGGCTGGAGCTTTCATTTTTTCTAGATTTTTCGTTGAGTTCGTAACACAATTCCGATGCTTTAAAATATGCCTCGGGTTGAGATAGTGGATTAAAGTAAAAAATAGCTACAAGTTTGTCCTGTTTTACGTCAAACACCTGATACCCTCCAACTCCATCATCAGGTAAAAACATTGTGCCCCTATGTACTCGTACAATAAAGTTATCGTCCATTGTTCCCTCCTTTCTGATCGAGTTCCCAATATTTATAAGCCTCAATCTTCTCAATCTCCCACGGCCACAGCTCCACATCGTCCTGCCGCACGGGTTCAGGCGGCCCGGAAGCCGTTTCCAGATAAAGAATCCCCCGGTCTGCGTTCTTTCCGATGATCTTTTTAGGATGCCGGTCTTCGTAGAGTTTCACCTTATCCCCCGGCCAGACCCGCATGAAGGGGGGGAACAGAGAAACAAGCCTATCCATATCTTCAATACATGCCTTCTTGGTTTTCCAAAAATGGGAACTCTGGAAGAAGCAGTTGTAGCAACCAGCAACCCAGTCGGTTGTTATTCCCTGAACATCATATCCTCGTATGGCTTTCAAAGGTGCGCCGCAAATAGGGCATTGAAGCGTTTTCATTTAATATCTCCTTCTTGTATGATTTCCACGTTCCAGCCTGTTTTCATTTTTTGAACAGCTACAAAAACAAAGGGGAACTTATCAGCAGCCGCCTTGATTTTTACCCGGGCATCATCACGCCAGAAGCCTTTCACTTCATGGAATTCAAGGGTACCGTCAGAACGGACGACCATGAAGTCGGGCGTGTAGGAGCATCGGCTCCCAAGGATCAGTTTGACGGCCTCAAACTTGAATTCCCTTATCTCTCCCTTGGCTTTGAGATCGGAAAGGTGAAATCCATAGGCGGCTTCCGTCTTGTTCATCACTCCGGGCCGGTGGATAGCTCTTGCCCTGGTTCTCATGCCGCCCTCCCTTCTACGGCTGGACGGATTTGAGGCATGATGACGTCAAATTGGTCTCGGTATTCTCGCTTGAAATCATTCAGCGTCTCGTGGATTTGGTCGGTGTAGGCGTCCCAGTCTACTTTGAGCAGGAAGGGACGCAAGCCCCGGCAATAGGAGAAAAAATACCATGTCCGCAGCCCGGTCACCGCCATGGATCCGTGCACCTGGGGACGGTATTCGGGAGGCAGCTCGCCGTTGAGCAGGTAGAGGGCGTGAGTCTTGGAGAGGGGGCACTTGATTTCAAGGCCCGCCATGTAGTCGCCAGACTGGTCAACGATGAGCCCGTCGGGGCTGCATCCCACCGGTCCGTCCTGGCAAAGGACGAACCCCACTTCCTTGACGGACATTCCCGTGATGGTTCTGAATTCGTCCCGGGCTTCCGGTTCCAGCTCTTCTCCCTGGTCCGTATGACGGTTGCCTTCCCACTTGATTTCATCGGGTCGCAGGAAGGAGCAGCACAGATCAATGATGAGTTCTCCCCAAGGGCCCCTTTCCTGGTGCGTTCTTGGCTGGGGTTTCTTTCCCGTAGGCGTCAGGAGCCGTTTAAAGTTGCTCGCGGTCAGACGGCCGGCGCGCAGCTTAAACCAGGCTTCCGACCGCTGGTAAATGTTTTCGTAGACAATGCAGTTCTTGGACAGGCTCATTTCAATAGTCCTCCATGTTGGCGGTTGCGTATTCTTTCGCTTCCGGGATTTCCAGACCCGGAATAAAGTCGTCCTGCAGATCGGGTTCCGGCAGGGCCTCCCGGGGTTCTTCACGGAATTCTTCAGGGGACGGAGCGTTGTTCCACGGGGTTTCCCCTTCGGCTGGCCCGTCTGTTTTTTCCGGCGTTACGTTCCTCATTTCTTTCCCGAATTCCTGGTCGTCAGCTTCCCGCATGGCCTCCTGAATAGCGAGGGGCAGATCCCATTGCTTGGAGGCGCGCTTGATGACCGTTTTCAGGCCCATCTGGGGAAAGTCGGTTACCCAAGGCCCCACGATTTCCCCTTTCTTGGTCCGTGACTTGGTGCGATTCATAATGCCCTCGACGGCACGCAAGCTCATGCGCTCGCCATGCAAATAGCTGTCTTTGTCGGTCCAGGTGCAGTAAAATCCTCTGATGGGATCTTTGGTATCATCCCATCCCGGAACATGGCACATCGTGAATCTGCCGTCATCCAGACGCCAGGAGAACGGCTCTCCGTCCCGCACAATGCCGATGTTCAGGTTGGTGACGCCATTGGAGCGGGCCATACGCATCAGCCCCCGGGCGGAAGGTATGGCTGCGCACGTCAAAATAGACTGTCCGCTTGACTTATCGTTGACCCAGAAGGGCACCAGATAGCCGTGAATCCCGTCCGGCTCGCAACGCATCATCAGCAGGTTTTTTAGGGCCGCAATCAGCGTTACGGGGGCGCATTGCTGTAGCTGCGGGGTTTTCTGACAGCAATGCCAGAAGATGCTGATGCAGCGTTCCGGCGTCATCATGCCCTCCACAAGTCCCGTAATGGCGTTTTTCATGTCCGAAGACATGACAATTTCATAGAGTGTCTTTTTTGGGACTGGATTTTGAGGCAAATTGAGTTTATCTATTGATTCGTTACTCATATTCGTTCATGTTTTGTTGTAACAGGCCGGGTTCAGTTGCCGCTGACCCGGCTATTTTTTCAGTTAAAAAAGGTTTTTGAGCAGGAGGAAAATTAAAAAGAGGAATGCGCCTCCGGCGGTAAGCGCTCCACACCACAAAATCAGATAAGCGAGAATTTTAGAAATCCGAGTGTCTGATTGGGCGGCTTGGGTGTAGTTCCAGCATCGCTCCGCTTCGTCAGGGATGCCGTTGAGGCGTTCCCTGGCGCACAGCGGGCAAAGAAAGCGCGCGGTGAAAACGCCGTCCTGATGGTCCCCTACGAGTGACATCCATGAAGTCGAGGCTTTCAGCGGTTCTGCACACATGTAGCAGCGCGTCGTCTTTGCGGGGTGCGGGTTGTTGGTGATCGTTTCCACCATCCCCTTGAAGGGGCCCCGGTCAATGATGTGTTGATGTGTGGTCATTTTCTTTTGTTAGTTAAGTATTTTTCCACGTCTTCCATGTTATAAAGGGTTCCTTTTCCGACTCCTTCCAGCCTTCTTACATTCTTTCCCGCCCGTGCCAGGATGTTATCCATCTGACGGGATGAAATGTCATAATAAGTGGCTAAGGTGGAGCTTTTAGCGTATTTCTTTTCGATTGCTCCGAAAATGGAAACGGAAGACGATTCAGGCGTAGAAGGAACAGGCGTGGTTGCCAGCTCCCGCAACACTCCGGCCAGCGTTTCCAGCGCGGTCGCAAGGGTGGTCATGGTTGTGTCGTTTTCGCTCATGTTCGTTCTTCTGAATTGGCCGCCCGGACGGGTTTCCCCGCGCCTGCCAGACCGTATTACTCTATATACCTATTGATGTTTTTGTTTTGGTTTTAGGCCCCACCTGGGCCGGGCGATTGGTTAAAAGTCAGTTAGTCGTCATAGTGTCCGTCCGGGTTGTAGCATTGGGGAGCGTGGTCAAAATTCCACTCGTCGATTGCCTGCTCTATCTGCTCCAGGAGTCCAACCGCGACACCGTAGGAAATAGGTTCGCCGTCCACCCGGATGCACCGGTCTTCGTCGTCGTATTCAATGATCATTTTTTTCGGAGGGTTGAGATTTATTCACCAAGTCGGAAAACTCGTCTACTGGCTCGAAGGGAAACAACTCGCCGGGTTCGGGTTCAAGGCTCAACCCTAACAGACGTCGAGCGTTATAAATTTTATTCGAATATTTTCTGCTTAGCGATTCCTCTACTAAGTCTTCATAAGTGTAGGTAGGTCTGGTTTTCTCTACTTTTTCGAGCTTTAGAATCTTATCCAGCTCAACGAGGAGGCTTACCATTGTTTGTTCGTTGGTCATGATTTTTCGTTGTAAGTAAAACAAATATGCAAAGAGTGATGGAAATGGTGCTTAAAATAATAGTTAGCAAATCTATCATTTCTTCACTTCCTTTCGTGTTATTCTCGCTGTGCCGGATATAAAGAGTTCCTCTCCGTCCGGCTTAGTGACCAGATAGCCATAAATATCAGCTTTATATTCCCTTATTGTCCGCACGCAGTCGGGGTCATTAGTGGAAAAAGAAATATCGCGAATACCTGGCTGTTCGATCTTAATAATCCATTCCCTTTGCCCTTTTGAAATCCAGTCATAAGGTCGTGGGGTACAGCCGCACAGAACAAGCCCGGACAAGACGAGGGCGAACAGAGCTTTCACTTCTTCGCCTCCTTCTGTTCGGTTTTCTTTCCAGTCATCCGCTTCAACAGCCAAACTTGACCCTTCGGCGTCAGATACGGAGTTGCTTTACTTTCCACTCTTCCGCTCGCATGTTGGATAATCCGGTAATTGAGACGGAAACGACCGGCTTCCACATGTTCCTGTGACGGGACGTTGCGGCGATTTCCAACCTTCCCGAGGATGCCTTCATTGCGAAGCAGCTCAAAAAGACGGTTCTGTCCGATTTCCCTTCCGTTCTGCGCAAGAACCTTGGCAAATTCTCCTATCAGCATGCAGCCTTCGGAAACTTCCACGCTCTTTCCGAATTCCGTGTAGGGCGCGTCCTCTTCTATCTTCGCTTCAAGAGACTTCCTCTTGTCCTGTTCATCTTTGAGGGCCTGGAAGACTTTAAGGGCGTTCTCCGGCTTGGAAATCAGTTCAAGAAGTTTCTCGCCTGTGGCATAGATGCCGTGCTTGCGTATCGTCGGGAGGACTTCTTCAAAAACCCATGCCTCGAATCGCTTTGCTGATTCCAGCTTGGAACCGCAGATTAAACGCATCATGTCCGGTTCGCTGATAACGCGAATCTCCTGTACTCCACCGGAAGTTTGAAGGGGGTAGCGTTTCACGACCCCCTTGCAATGGCGGTTCATTGCGTCGGTTTCATTGGCGTAGCCAAGAGCGGAGCACACGTCTTTACCGACGAACCACGGTTCTTCGTTGATGATGACTGTCCGGACAGAACAGCCAAGCGCGGCATTGTTGAATGGTACTATGTTGTTGTTCATGTTTCTTCTTATTGGGTTCAATGTAAAAGCTATTGCCTATACATCCGTTTAAGACTATCCTCTGGGTTTATGGTTTTTTTCCAATACTTGGCAGAACTGCTTAAATTCGCTTGCAATTATGCAGGCATAATCTTTTCCGCAGCGGCAATTTATCTTTTCGCTCCTCAAAGCCTTCTTGAGGCCCTGCATATCAGCTATTCTTCCCATGATTACCGCGATATTGCGGGATTCGTGTTCCTTATTTCCGGATGCGCCCTGCTGGAAAAGGTTTGGAACACTATCAAAACCTCTCGCTCCAAGGCAGAATCCCGTAAAAAGGTGATCAAGCGTCTCCATGCTCTCACTCCAGAAGAGAAAAATGTTCTGGCTAGATATATCTTTTTCAATACCCGAACACAGAAATTTGATGACAGGGATGGCGTCGTAAATGGTCTGATAGCAGCCGGCATTCTTATTCGTCTTTCCTGGTACGGAAGTATCGTGTCCGGTTTTGACGTCAACATCACCGATGTTGCCTGGGAGTATCTCAAAAATAATCCCAACTTGCTGGAATAA